ACTATGCCAGTAAGTAATGACCCGTTTGCAGTAAATATAGGAGTACCAACAGGTGCAGTAATACCCATGTTAGCAAATGTAGTAGAGTTAACACGTTTCTGTGGACGTGTTACACGATCTGAAGTATAAAGTATTTCTTTGTAAACAACCCAATCGTGTGGCTCATCTGTGAAATAAGCTTGGCCAACAGTATCTAAATAGAAAGCATAATCTTTTATAGGTGTATGAAGATCTAATTCTTCAGTAACATCTACTTTATCCATTACAGGTATTAAATGACCTTTGGAATTATCAACATTAGTATAAGTTACCGCTTGATTAGCTGAAATCAAGTGCGGTGCTTGTCTAATGTTAAGACCACCATCAAAGGTCGAGCATTTCATACGACTTTAAGCTCCCATGCCGTTGTATTGAGTTTGATGATGGTCAGAGGAAACCATCTGACTCTCACAACTATCTTTGAGTTTAGTGATCTCACGACTATACCAAGTAAGCTGTTCTGCAGCTTTAGGTCTATTTTGATCGATAATGTCATTGGAGAATGCTCTAGCAGTAATAAAGTACTCAAGAGCTTCATCACAAACTATATCAAGTTCAAGAGTGTCTTCTGTTGAAATAACTGTTTCTGGAAGATAAGCTCTTGCCATAACCATAGTTGTTTGGTCAACTATCTCCATTAATAAGCCGTATAAGCCATTAGTGAAGTCAGATGGTGCATTATCAACATCTAAGTAATCTGATACAACACCATACAAAGGTAAAGTTGTGTCGAATTCTGTTACGGCAGTAGTAACACCATAATCAGTTTCAAGTTCAGTAAGAACTTCCTCTAATTCTTCACTAATAGGAATTGGCCACACTCGAAAATTACGCCGTTTCATTTTGTCATAAATAATATTTACTACTTCTCCAGCATTAGTAGTCTTTTCCCAGTTATAAGTGGAAGAGAATAAATTAGACATAGCATATTGAAGAGTAGGAATACTCGCTTGATTATCCATCCATGCAGTAGGACGTAAATGTACTTTAATGCCATTAAAGCGGCATCCAAGCAGTTCAAGTGTATTCTCAGGCAAACGGTAAATAGCTTGGCTAGTTTTGAGCGGAATTATAACACTATCAACTAACATATTACATTCTTTGGCAATGTCTTTTTGACCTTTGTCAAGATATTGTAACAGTTGAGCATCCGACCAACGTTCTTTAGAAGTGTCGTTGAGTGGGATTCTTGCGTTAAATAATATTGTTTCAATTCTGTTCATAAAAGAAGGGATGATATTACTATCATCCCAAGCTCCATTCAGGTATCGATCAGTAAGCTATAAAGTTAGATTAACCTTCAAGAGCTTCTTCATCAGGATTGAAATTATCAAGAATGGTAAGCGCAGCTTCTAGACCAGACAAATCCAAATCGATTGTACCAGCTTCGATTTGTGCTTGCAATTCAGCTATTTGCTCACGCAAAGCTGTTGCAGCAGCATTATTAGCTTCCTGGGCTTTAACCAGTTCAAGGCGTACTTTTTCAGCTTTTGCTGTCAAAGCATCAATATCAGCTTGTGTTTTCATAGTTGCGACTCCTAAGTCATTTAGCAGTTCAATGATTTTGTCTTGCTTTGCTTCATTAACTGGATTGTTGATGTTGATTGTAATTAAACTCATGAGTAATCTCCTCATTATTAGTTAAGTTGACTACTCAAGAGTCACCGGTTGTTAAACGAATACGGTCATTTCGCCATTGGTTTTGTCTGTTTCAACATAACCAATCAGAAGCTGCAGACGACCAGCAGTCGCGGCAGTACCCGTATACGTTGGTGTGAAGGTAATCACACCGCCAGTCGGTAGGTATACACCTTCCAACGTGGTTGTTGCTGCGACTGAACCTTTAAGGTCAAAGTCATTATGCAGTTCGTTAGCACCAGCTACTCCAATGTCACAAGTAGCGGTTGTTGCCGTAGCAACAGCTACTACAAGGTTCATTGTCATAATGACAATAAGTGAACCAGCTGGAAGTGAAAACAACTGATAAACTTCAGCAGTCGTCTGGTAAAGTGCCGATGCGGCAATCAAATCCAAGTCAGCAAAAGCGTACGAGATGCCTCGTTTCTTGTGGTGACTTAGTTGACGTGTTCTGTTTGTTGTAGCCATGTTACTTGCTCCTGTTACAGTTGACTAGTACTGTGAATTACTGAACTTCAACGTCAACAGCAATGCAACCAAAGTCCAAACCAGCAACTTTAGCAGCAGTGTAATCGTCGTTTTCAGCAGTCATGTTAGTTTTACGAACCGCGGTCCAGAACTCAAGAGCGGATTCAGATGAGATTGCAAAGTCTTGGCTTGCTTGGATTTTGTAATCCGGCATTTTACCCATTGCAAGCTGTACAGCTGCATTACCAAGGATTACGCCTCGTGAATGCAATGTGGTGCTTGAATAGTTAAATGAAGACTGACCAGTCCATGCAGAGGTGGTAGGATCAGCACCAGAATACTGACGCAGACCTGAAATTTCAATTTCAGATGCATCAAGACCCCAGTTAGTAGCTGTACCAGTTGTAGAACCGAAGAACTGTTCTGCAGATACAATCAGCAACTGACCAATGCGACCAAGGACACCTTTGATGTTACGGTTATCTTCACCGCGAACGTCAGACTGTGCCATAATAGTCTGGAAACCAGAAGTATCTTTGCGAAGCAAGTTTTCCATTGCTGCATCGATAATGAACAGCCAAACCTTACGACCATCTTTCATGGTGTAAGCGTCCAATGGACGTCTGGTAGAACCAGTTGAGAAGCCATTAGATGTTTTGATAACTTTCTCGATATCGAGAACGTTACCGAAAGTGAATGATGTACCCAAGTCAATCACGTGTGAAGGTGCTTGACCCAAGTTACCTTGCATAGCATCAAAGATCATCTGATCTTTAAAGCGAATCCAAAGGTCACCCAGTTTTGAACGTGAATCAGCATGTTCAGTGATATTCAAGTTACCGACATCAACACCATCGAACTTGTCGCCATTGTCTACTACTAGACGATAACGATCAACAGTGATTTTGTCAGAGAACTGACGTTTCTGTTCCCCACGACCAAAGGCAGTATTCTTACCTTTGATTGCTTTGCCTTTGATATTACCTTCAAAGTCAAATACCACGGTATGACCAGCACCAGCTGAGATGTCATTTTCCTGGTAGATAACAGAAGACATGGAACCGCCTGTGAAAGGCATCCAGAAGGATTTTGAAGCGGCTTGAATTAGACCTTCACGTATCCAAGCTTTTCGCTTGAGATCAGACGTGATGGGCAGGACTGCGGTAGTACCCATTGATGTATCCTCTAAGAGTGAATGATTATTAGATCGTTTCTTAGAAGACTTTTACTTTGATACCGAGTACACTAAACATGTGTGGTTCAAGTGAGTCTTCTTGAAAGTGTCATGTTCAGTGTCTGTGGTTAGCAGGAATACTGAGAACCTTCATTATATTGTAATATCTACAAAATGTACAGTAAAAAGTACATTAATAATATTATTAATGTACTTACTAGCATTACTGGCATTAAAACTTAATTTTCTTATATTCATGGATAATATCACCAGTTGTAGCTTGCTCTGAAGGCTCATTACTACCAGCCATTTTTGTCAGATCAGGCTCATTTTCAGGGTCGTCACCATTTGCACCAAGAATAACTTTATCTTTGGTAAGGAACTTAGCTGCTTTATCAAGGAATTCAGAGAAAGTGCTTTTGCCTTCTTCAACATCTTTTAGATAACGAGGAGGAAGGTCATTCTGAATGATTTCATCAGTAAGTTTCAGACCTGTTGTTTCATTGAATGCATTAACTTGAGCAGTACGAAGTTCTATCTCAGTAGCTTTATGACCTTCTGTCTCAATTTGAGCAAGTGCAGTAGTCAATGCAGTACGTGAACGATCTTCATAGCCAGTAATTTTAACCCTCCAGGCTTCTGGATCATTGATTTTGAGTGTTTTAAGCTCTTTTGATTCTGATTCAGAAAGATTCAAAGAGACATTCGACAGTAACTGTTCTTTATACTTGGTATTTACGTTAGAAAGTACTGATACTTCTTGTCTTGCTTTGGTAAATTGCTTTTGGGTGTTACGAAGACGTAATTCAGTCTTAGCTGCATGAGCAATTTCAGGTGAAACATCTTTTAATACTTCTGCGTCAAATACAAAACCTTTATCAGATTCAATTGCTTTACCAATAAGAGTGTCAATTTGTGCTTGAACAGCTTGTTCAGGTGTTTGTTCACCAGACTGTTGAGCTTGAGTGGTATTAGTGGATCCAGTATCGTTATCGGCCATGTTATGTAACTCTGGTTAAATGAAATAAGAGTGATTATTATAACAAAAAAGTATACAAAATAAAATAAATTTATTAAAATAAGACCTCAATTAATCACTTGTGTAGCTAGCTATGAAAGAGGCCAAAGTCTACAGCTTTTCAGTAAACAATAAACCAGACAAAGATCTGGTAGATGAACTAAAAGCTGAATGCAAAAAGTATGGTAAAAATTTCAGTCACATGATGATGGAGGCCTTACGTGAGCTCAAAGCTAACAGATCAAAATAGACTTATTGCGTTAGCTTATTTACATCAGGGAAAGACACCACGTGAAGTGGAAAAGCTAATGCCAGATATGATATCATATCCACAAGCATTACGACTCAAGAAAGAACTTGAACAAGCTATAGAAGAAGATACTCTTAAAGATCTATTTAGCTTACCAGATGCTGCCTTAGAACATTTAATGGATCAAACTAAAGAGTTTCTTGCAGATGCTGCTACCGAACTAACTGGTACAGTAATGCCTCTCACCGAAGCGCTAGAAGAAATCACCGATCGAGTTAAAGTATCTAAGCTATTGGAAGTTGAACTTGGTAATGCTGCTATAGCTTTAGTTAAACGAATGAAACAGAAAGCTTTACAGGTTGAGAATGTTGATTCGATTCTTGTATTGTCTGAAGCTATATCTAAGTTGCAGATTGCATTCTTTAAGACGTCTAATATTAACATAGCTCAGTTCCCAGCTGATGGTGGACCTAAATCTGGTTTTGAGGCCATGTTAAAACAATGAGTACTTCTCTTGTATCTATTAGTAAAGATTATTTTACTGAATTATATGGTGATAAGTCAGACCTATATTATCTGCTAACCAATCCACCTGAAACTAAACAAGACCTAATAGATTACTATATGCCGTCGAAACTGTGGCGCTTGAATAATCTATACTCGGTTATTAATAAGCAAGGTGAGCGTTGTCAATTCAGATTAAATGCAGCTCAGTTCAAAGTTTACTCGAAGTTGATCTTGCATCCTAGACTTATCATACTTAAGTCTCGTCAACAAGGTATCTCGACATTCTTTCTTATTGACTTCTTTGATGACGCGATATTTAAGAGTCACTTTAATATAGGTTTGATGGCACAAGGTCGAGAAGAAGCTAGTATGCTTCTCGAGAGGATTAAATTTGCTTGGGATAATTTAGATGAAGAAGTTAAAGAGTTTGTGTCGAGAAAGAAAATTCGGGATAACTCTAATGAGTTTACTTTTAATAACAACTCAACTATCTTTATCAGAACCTCATTTAGGTCTGCTACACTCCAGAGATTACATGTTTCTGAGTATGGTAAGATCGCTAACGCATCGCCCAAAAAAGCTGCTGAAACGAAAACAGGTACTCTCCAAACTATTGCAGCGGGAAATGAAGTTATTATTGAAAGCACAGCAGAGGGAGTTAATGATTACAAGCACATGTGGGATCAAGCCGTGGCAGTTAAACAACGAGTTGATGCCGGTCTCACTGAATTTGCAGCGAAAGATTTCTATCCTGTTTTTCTGTCGTGGTTAGATGATCCGACATGTATAGAACCAGTGTTACAAGAAGACACTAGTGAGTCTTTAGATTACTTTGCTTTGCTAACAAAAGAAGGTATTCCTTATACACAGCAGCAGAAGAACTTTTGGATTGTACAGTTTCGTGAATTGGAAGACTCAATCTATCAGGAATATCCAGCGACAGCTATAGAGGCGTTTAGAGCTGGCAAAGATGGCTCATATTGGGCGAAGATGTATATCAAATGGATTGTTCAGCATAAACGAATCCGAGCTAAGTTGTGGGATAGAAATCTGCCTGTGTATGTATCAGTAGACCTAGGTAGAGATGACTACTTTGTACTGTGTTTTTTTCAAGTATGGAACAATACAATCCGGATTATTGGTGAGTTTTTCAATAATGGTGAAGGACTTGATTACTATGCACATTACCTATTGAATGATGTACCTAAAGAGTGGGATATAAGAGAAATATACTTGCCTCATGACTTTGGTGTATCTGATATATCAGTTAAAGATAATAAGACGCGCCAAGATATATGGGGTGAGATGGGTATAACTAATACAATTCTCTTGGAAAAGGATGATATTGATACTGGTGTAGAGCTTGTCCGGCAATATATACCTGCTATGTATATAGATGTTGGTTGTGAGTATCTTGAGTCGTGTTTCATGGGTTATACAAAGACATGGGATGATAAGACACAGCGATGGACTGATAAGCCAGCAAAAAATCTTTTCTGTCATGGTGCAGATACTATTAGATATATGTGTCAAGCTGTGGCAGCATATCATACAATTCGTTTGAAAATTCCTAAACATACTAAGGGTGCGATTGCACTTTAAAGATTAAATATATTGGTGTCAAAGCTGACGGCTTTTGCTTATTTTTGAACATTTGTTCCAAAATATGTTTCAGTTTTAATAAATTTATTAATATATGCAAATGGATTTCAGTTCACTGGTGAAAGTCCCAAGCAAGAAGTAAGAAGCAATTGGTCCTCGGGGCCCTGAATGAGAATCATTATCATTACTACTACAGTTAATATTTGATGGTGATTCTCATTCAATGATGATAATCATTATCATTCACTAGATCAATGATAACAGTTATCATTTGCAAGTGATAATGATTGTCACTAACAAATAAGAATCAAGTGCATATGATGGTCAGGTGCATACAATAATGATTATCACTAACAAATAGTAACAATACTCATAAGTACTTGATAATGATTATCATCCAAATTAGTAAATGATTATCATTCAACAGTTCTAGTAAATGATAATGATTATCAACTCAGTTAGTAAATGATTCTTAGCATTGTTTCTAAACCAATAAACCTTTCGCAATCGATCCACAAAGAACGCGAACTATTTGCACACTTACTTAGTATTATCTTATCATCAATTGAATAACTCAGTTGATATAAATTAAAGGATAATTTTATGAGTAACAATATTAAAAAACCATTCTTGAATCTTGTTGAATTTCTTGAACTAAATAAAGATAAGAAAGTTTCTTCCATATTGGAAGATGTCAAGAAGTTGGTTGAGAGTAAAAAGAAAGACTCAACTATTGAGAAAGATAAAGACGGAAAAATAGTACGAATCTTTTGTTACTACCATAAAGAATGGGAAAGTGTTGACCTATATGGATCCAAAGAGTCTTCGCATTCCGGTTTCAATACAATGTGCAAAATCGGAGTAAATCAATGGACCAAACAACAAAGTGAATTCAAGAAAGGAAAAGACGGTTTAATGACAAGAGTGATCTCTGGCGATTTGAAACCTGAAAATCTTCAAGGAGAAATTGCAAAACTTGAAGTATTGAAAGATCGAATTGTTAAGTTGGGAGATGAAGTTAAGAAAACTCCTAAGATTGAAGAAGTTAAGAAAGAAACTAAGAAGTAAGTTAACGTTAACAAACCCAACTTGGAGAGATTCAAGTTGGGTTTTTTATTACTTCCAAAGAGGTAACTATAGGTGTCCGCCTGGACGCTAGTTTGCGTAACTATTATTATTGGGAGAACCTCAAGAATACCATTTTCCCTAACTATTAGATGCGGGAAGACTGGAAAGCACAGCTTTTTCATGTGCTATTTTGTAAATCCAAAAAATCCAAACGAAAATTAACATCGTATTATTAATCTAACTGTTTTATAAATCTAATATATAAATATATACCCAGTCCGGAAGGTGGATTTGTTGGATTTTTGGATTTTTAAAATATTCATAGTAAAAACAAGGACTTACAACTCGTTAATATTCGTTTGGATTTTTTGGATTGACTCCAATACAGCATCCAAGTGTCCTAAGATATTGATTTATATAGAATTTATCTCTCTACACATTGTTTGTGCACTAAGTACGAAACTTTAGCCAAATCCGAATACACTTGCAACCGAGCCAAAAACAGTGCTAATGCGCGTTATTTGCATTATTGCGCACTGCGCAGCTATAATGTTTTAAGTTTGTCTCCTAACTTATTGATTTGTATACCATTTTCAATAATTTTTGATCAATTTTTGACCAAACACTAGACTCACTAACGTTTTTTGCCATCTCCGCCAACCCCGACATCATAGGTCATACCGCTCTGCAGATCGTTCACCTCACGCACCACAAACCGCGTAGCAAATTCATAAGCTTGATCTATTATCTTATGCTTAATAGCCTTATCAGCATTAAAAAATTGATTTGTTACAGCGACATAAATCTTCTTAACCTCTATAGCTAACTCCATTGCATCAAGCTCAGACACTATATATTCTGGCAGTATATAATCTTGCATACCTTCCTCAGGTTCACATAGGTTAGATATTTGTATAGCATAATATTCAACATCTGTTAATAGAACAACTTGTTGCCCATTAGCTTTAGCATCAGCATTAATCTGAGTAAAGACTTTATACCATTGCAAGCCATTCAACATACTAAACTGTAGTGCATTCATCATAGTTTACTCCCATCATCGACATTAATAATATATTTACCATCGACATCACGATACACATTAACTTGCTTAATACCTGTAGTCTCAGCCCGCAAGGTATTACGTTCCGCAACAAATTCAAGATATCGCAATTTATCCAATCCTTCTTGTTTAAGATATGACTGACCATAGCACATCTTACCTAACTTAGATATCAAGTAATTATTTAACAAAGCTAAATCTTCATACACTTGAACATAGTTCTCTGCAATAATTTGATATTCAATCTCAACAAGATCAACTTCTTCAAACACCCTACCAGGATAATACTTCGGTAGCGCATGTTCATTCACTTTCACATTCTTATAGATGGCAAAGGCCAGGCGATCGAAGATCATTTCCAATCCGTGTCTTTCATTTGTCATAGTACATCACCAATAATTGCTGGAGTTATTAAATACAAATCGCCAAGAGCTATATGAAACTCCTCATAGATTTCACCATCCACTGTTACATTAGTAACTAATATATTACCAATACGTTCAATATCAGCAATAGCTTCATCACGAGTGCTATATTCATTACCAGAGATAAAACAATCTTCCGGATTATCATTAGCAATAAAAGCCAATCTATATTTACTCATCAGAATTTCCCGTTAGCCGCAAGAAGTAAACCAAGAAACATAATAACCATAGGTAATGCTGGGTTAATAAAAGACGACACTACTAGTACAAAGAAAAAGAGGAGGAAACTCATTATACTTCTCCTTCTATAGCAATATACAAATGAATCTCATATAGTTCACCAATAGTTGTCGTCTCAGTAATGTACTCATCATATTCAAGTGTAGCATCATGATCAGCTGCAAACAAGAATGATACACGATTACTATCAGCATTGGCATCTTCTCTAGTCTTGTACACTTTAGGTAGTATAATCCTATCCGCATTAGTTAGTTCTTGATCAACCTTTGAGTAGCTTATTAGATATAATTTATATTTAGTTGCCATAACATTATCCTTTAGGTTTATTGATACATTCAAATCCAATACTACAGACATATAATATCATAAGTCTAAAAATAGCGCTTCAAAAACTTCATCTCCGCCAAGTCCAATGCAATTTCCATGCATCCAAATAGACAGCAAATTTTTGAAGCGCTATTTTTAGAATTGTGATATGATTATTATTGGTTGCTAGTGGTTGGGTGCGAAGCACTCAACAGTTATAACATTAATGCAGGTATAACTCCCTCAATCAACTTCGCAGTAACAATTAAAGGATAACTATATATGACGTTACAGAATAATATACCTACATACGACCGCAATACCTTCTCAACCAAAATGATAACCAAACAAGGCAGCAATGTTTTGTTCACTGACGCATGCCCTGTTCAAACCGAGAATGCTCAGGTTCCATATTGGATTGACCAGGAATTCACTATCGCGGAAATGTTTATTCCTGAAAGTACTTTAGCTAGACACTTCATGGTACGATTGCATTTCTTCTCTGGAATTTCTATGGAAATGCAATTCATGGATTTCTTACAAAAGTATATTCCTATTGATACAACTCCTGTTATTATCCCATCATTCAAATCTTCAGTAGCATTATGGCTCGCATCTAGAGACTGTATCCTGGATATGAACAATGAGATTAACGCAGAGCGTATAGGTAATGGCTCTATAGTTGACATCAAAGTATGACTAAGTTAACAAAGCCATTAACAAAGAACAAGATGATCGTTGATGTAACCAGATCACAATTCGAGACTATACTCAAGAAACGATTCGAGAGATATAACTTAGATGTGCAAATGACTAACATCGACAGATCGAAACATTCAACACTAGAAACAGGTAAGTTTACTTACTTACTGCATAGAGTAGTTGTTGCGTACTACTATAACCATCGCAATTATGGTACAAGGAAATATGGGATAATCTTGCAGGATGCAGTTAACAAATATAATTTTGCAACAGGAAGTACGCATGCTATTACTAATGAGGAATAAGAAATACTCTAGCGTTGTCTTCAATGATTATGAAGCAAGGCTATCGGTATCAGAACTATACCCTAAGGGAGCTAAATATAGGCTTTTCAAACTAGAAATCTTTTTAAACAAGAAACCACATTTTGATACCTTATTTGGAATCGGTATAGATGAGACAGTGGATGTTTTGAAGTATATACCTAAGAATAGTTTATTCAGACCAACCAGTCTGTCAGTAAAATTATTCTTCGCTAAACCTGGCGGCACAATGCTATTAGGTTTCCAAGCTTCTAGCAACATTCGCATTCTCAGAGAAGAAATATATGAGCAGTACAAAATTCAAAAAGTATCGTGACCATCAAATGATCACTGCTATACAACAAGAAGATAGTTCAGTCGATGACTTGCATGAAATGACCATGCTTGAGATTGTACAGAACAGTCCGATGGGTAGATTGACACCTACGGAACGTGATGCGCATCCATTCAAGTGGGGTAAGTATGCTGGTCTTACACCTAATCAAGTTTTGGAAGATGACCCATTGTACATTAAGAATGTGTATGAGATCACACAAACTTCGGGCAAGGTTACTCGTATAAGTGCTGAGCTATATAGACATGCCATATTTGCAATTGAAAATGCACAATGTGAGCATCACACAACTTACGGTAATTTGTATTTTGATGACTATGACCAAGGAGATTTCTACTAATGTATCTAGATAATGAGGATGAGTGGGACATCACACAACCAAAGCACCATAATGCATTCGATAGACGAGTTATACTTCTCGGGATTGCATTATCAATATTAACCGTAGTAGCAATAGTACTTCACTTCCTGGAGCTTTAAAAAATGAACTATAGAGTAGCACAATTACGAGTAGTAGAACATATGCGTTATATGCAAGTCTGGACTGAACAAGAGAAAGTTATACTTGTTGACCTGGATGGCACAATCTCACATAATGCTCATCGTCAACATTTCCTTGACAAGTCTCCAAAGGATTGGGATGGCTTCAATGCGGCATGTGTTCATGATGAGCCTAATGAAGGGCTTATTCGCGTTCTAATAGCTTTAGCTGCATCAGGCAAATACATGATTCATATTGTATCAGGCAGGTCGGAAGGAGTTAGAGAAGAAACTATCGCTTGGCTTGAAGAACATTCTGTACCTTATGATATTCTTACAATGCGTATGGCTGATGACTTCACTGAAGATAGTAAGTTGAAACGACAATGGCTTGAGAACTTTGAGTACTCACCAGAAATGATTGAAATAGTATTCGATGATCGCCAGCGAGTAGTTGATATGTGGCGTGAACAATGCTTGTTATGTTGTCAAGTTGCACCAGGAGACTTTTAATGAAAAAGGAAAACAGTGTATCAAAGGTATTTGAGAAGTTTGTTATACGTTTTCCTTTAGGTATAAGAAGTGAGCTTCAAAAAATAGCTGAGGATAATCGTCGCAGTATGAATAGTGAGATTATTATAGCTGTAGAAAAAGCTTTAAAGAAACATAACAGTAAGGAGGAGGTATGTCAAGACAGTCAGACACACATATGATTAGAATCGGTAGAATTAAAGAAGGCTCTTTAAATTGGCATAATCCAAAAGTAAAGAGACAAACAGAGGTAGAAGCTGCTGAGTTTATTGCTGAAGTATTTGAAATAATAATGAATAAAGCAATAGAAATAATAGCTGAGCTATCTAGAAGTACAGATAATACACATGCATCTGAGTTTTTAGTTCTACCCTTAACTAATGACCAGTTAGCTAATTATGCTATTGAACGACAATTGCGTGGTTTGAATACCTATTGGAAATATCCACATCCAATGAGTAAAGATGAATTACAAGAAGTACAGAATGAAGAGTATCGCTTTGACTATCCTGTCGATTCTGGTAAGCGTATGCCAGAAATGGGTGTTATTTGGAATCAGCATGGACCAGTAACTAAACATCAACTATTACATAAAACTATTATGGAGAAAATACAAATGAACAACATCAATACTAAACTGCGTAACACTGTTTCATTCATTAATGAAGGGCATACAACAATTTCTGCTACATTTGAATTGAATTCGAAGATTATACCTGCTGCAGGCAAAACTTATACCTATAAAGTAACCAAGGACTTTGCGGCAACTATTAAAGCTGGTGACTACGTAGTTGTTGAGAAAGCAGGATCACTTGACATGCCTATTGTACGTGTAGTAGAAGTGCATGAAGAATCAGAAATTGACATTGATGCAGAATATGCATATGGCTTTGCTTTCCAACGTGTAGCTATTGAAGAGCTAGCAACATTGCAAACTGAAGAGATGGCACAAGTTAAGCAGTTACAGGTTGAGCAAAGAAATCATTTGAGAAACCAGGCCAGAGCAAATATTAATCTGCAACTGGCCAATGTATCTGAAGATGGGAGAGTGAAGAAGCTCTAAGTTTTACCTAGAGCTGTAAGAAGTAATCGAACGAAAGGTAGGGTGATTAGTAATACTAGCCACCCTATTATAAAGCCAAGAAAAAAGAAAAATCCTTTTAGCTCAAATATCAACCGTGATAGTGATTTCTTTAGGCGGTGGTATGGGCAAACAATCCTTCTTAATATACACTGATGTAATTGCTGCGTCAGCATTTTCATATATGTGTTTTCCTTTAGTTGATTTACCCAAAGTCATTTTCATAGATAACTGCATTGTCATTTCCTTAAAGTGTGTGGATGATATGTAACTCTGTGACAGTTGAAAGAAAGGATTCATGTCTTGGTCCAATCCAATTATTTGGTTTGACAGAATCATTCTCAACAAAGCCACGCTTAGATGGATTGTCTTTTGTAGCTGGTACTTTACGCATATTAGCTTGATGTACTTCATTCCAATGCGTATCAAAATCAATCTTTAATGCTTTTAATGTCTCACGGCCTTTAGTATAGAAGCACATGTTAAGCATATAGTGTGCTTCAGGTGGATTATTCTTCAATAAATAAGCTAAGTTATCATGGAAGACCGGTGGAGTCATACGTAGTTCAATTCCAGTCATATGTGCCTTAAACGCATCTAATATGATTGAACCGGTTGTTGAATAAGGATATTCCTCATATTCCTTATATCCCATAGCTACAGAAGCTCCAATAGCTATATAGACTAAATCAATCACACCATCAACAAAGTCGATGATATTTAATGACTGTTTAATCTCTTTCTGCTCTTCCATGAGATAGGTTATTCTTTGCAAAGCGGCATACTGAGAAAGGGGTGATACATCTTCAGGTATGAAGAAGTTCATTTTATTGTAAAATGCTGTAACATCGTCGAAATATTTTTTTGACATGTAAACTCCGTAAATAAAAAAGCTAAGACTTATTGCTAAGTCTTAGCTTTGTTTCTGTGCAACCAGAGGTACTTCCTATATGCTGAACTTAGCTAAGACGTTTTGCTGAACCAGAGGTTTTTACTTTTGGTTTCAACAGAAGCTTTCTCAACTTCTGCTTTAGCTTCAGTTTTAGCTGCATCAGCTTCTTTAGCTTCTTCTGCATCACGCTGCTTTTGTGCTTTAACCAGACGGTCAAGTGAAGTAGGAGTTTGTTTGGTGCACTCTTCAAGAGTTTCCCAACCCATACCTTCAACACTATACTCAGGTACAGTTGTCCGGATTTTTTCAAGCTTGGCAACTTCAGCAGCAATGTTTTCTGGTTTCAAAGTACCAGCAATTACACGCTCCATCAGTTTTTCTTTTGCATTTTTGAACTCACGTTGTTTCTGTGAGAACATGTTAGCACCTTCTTTACACATTGAGTTCAGGCCAGTAGCTGAACCTTCTTTTTTACCAAACTCAACATGTGAGATTGGGAACCAAACACCAAAATATGCGCAACGTACAGCAACGACATTACCTTCAGCATCTTTATGTGAAGCAGTTGTTCCGCCACCGGCAGACTTTGCAGAACACATGTCGATGATCGCAGCCAGAATGGATTTAACTTTTACATCTGGGTTAGCTTCAAGATGAGCGATGATGGGTTGAAACACTTTTTTGACTGACATATTATTTACCTGTATGGGTTAATTGATAATTCAAGTTGCTAATTGCAACATAAATATTATATTAAATTTAATACTATATGTAAACGATTATTTTGATTAATTTCACTACTTGAGTGAAGCTGGATTTCAGAATGGTCGTTCCACAATAAATAAACGTTTACAACAGGAAAAAATTTTGATATAATTATCGCTTCACATTAGCAGTATACAATAATGAATACAGGACCTAAACGCAAACACCTTACAAGAAATGAATTAAGGAGAATTCATGATCTTGTTACTTTAGGTGTACCACTTAAGAAATTACTTCGTGAAAGTAATCTACCTATATCAGCACCAAGTGTAGCTATGCTATTAAAGCATTATGCACGTATTGCTATTGATGATACCAATCCAGAATTAACTAAAGCAATATCTTCAGCTGATATTGCTACAGTCTTAAGTTTATTTCCATCTTGGTTAGATAATCAAGGTGAACCAGTACAAACCGCTCCTGAGAACTGGAGCTATGATGGTCTGTTTCCTTTCGGGAAGTGGGTTGAGCGTGAATTAACAAAAGAAGAACTATGACAACTCTAAAGATGTTTATAGAGCTAGGATGGCACACAGTTCCACTGAAAGGGAAGTTAGATAGATTGGAAGATGGTAAGAAAACTATACCGGACTTCCCAAAAGATTTTAAAGAGCGTTATACAGAAGAGTTAAATGACAAGGATACCGCATTAGGCGGAGTCATGACAGGTACCTGTAGTGGTATAGTTGCTATTGATTGCGATAGCGATCACACGTATAAGATTTTCACAATGCTTGATCCTGAGTATAAAGCTCATATGGTCTCTCGGGGGAAACTAAATTCTGATGGTACAGAAATGTCAGCTGGTACAATCATATATAAATATACGCCTGAGTTAGAAGAGAATTTTATTCACAAGTTAGGTGAGATGAAGATGGACTTCTACTCCAATAAAGGTTTCATCTATCTTCCTACGCGTGCAAATAAGACGAAGAATGAATGGACAGAAGTACCAGAAATAAAAGAGATGCCATCAGCTGTTATCTCTTTGCTTAAAAGTCTTAAACCAGTCAAACAGCTTAAAGCTGAAATTGAATTATCAACTAAGAAGTGGGCATCACATCTTGGTCCCCAGGTTAAGCAGTTTTTAGAAAAAAAGAAAGTTACGAAAGCCCTCTTCCGCATATTAACTCCCAAAGATTTCAGAACCACTAATGCCTATATAGCTCAAGGCTTCTGTCATCCTGTTGATATTGAAGATGGTCGTGGTAGTGAGTACCTATCTAAAGTTAGTGCCATATTAGGTGCAGATGAAAGTATAGATGAAGATACGTACTCCCAGGCAATGACCATGATTAATGGCTTATTCTCTGATCCTATGAAGAAAAGCCGACTTGAGCAGACAATCATTGAACCTATGATTGAAGAACGTGCACAAGTAGATGGCGAAGTAATTTGGCGGTATAATAAAAATTGGGAAACACAATTAACTATTATTGTTACTAAACTAAATAGTTCATTGCATGTATTCTATGATATGACAAGAAAGCTATTTTATGCTATTGACATATCTAATGAAGTAATACACTCATTTAAACGTGATGCTGACTTCTACGGCTTTATTGAGACAGTAGCAACAGAGTCTTCAGGTAAAGCAGAAATACGTTCAGCTCTTCCATTAGTTAGTGTAGTATCAACTCCCAAGTTTCAATTTGGGTTCTTTGGCGATACACAGGATTCATTCAATGTATTCACACCGACAATCCCACTCACAATCTTTAAAAACCCAAAGTCTTGGGAAAAAAATTATCGTTATCCTGAATTCACCATTAAGTACCTTCAAAGTCTTGTTCCTGATGATGATATGCGTTCCTTTCTATGTGGATTTCTTAGGAGGAAATTCGATCTTTTTGAGTATAGTCCCGTGGTCTTGTATTTTCTTGGCGCTTCTGGATCAGGCAAAGACTTATTAGTTGAACTTCTTCAATTAATAATAGGTGACAATGCAATAGCAAAACCAACAGCTAAAGTGTTTTTAGAGACCCATAATGGTTGGATGCTTGATAAGTATTTTGCACAGTTAGACGAGTATGGTGACCAGATAAGTCACTTCAATGATAAAGAGATGGCAAAAGGTCTTATTAAAACCTGGTCAGGTAAGGCTAATGTGAATATACGTAAGATGCAAACCGATGGCTTTCAATATGAGCATAATATTACGTTCATTATGACAGCTAATAAGAATCCATTAACATTTGATGCAGATGATCGTCGTATTGCATTATTCAATACACCTAATGTGCTACGCTTCAATCCTGAAGTAGAAGCTATGGGTATTGCCGAATTTGTTGAAAGAGTAAAAGATGAAGTGAATGACTTTGCTTATTATCTTTCTACTCATATAAAGAATGTATCTAAGAGTCATTATATGACACCACCAGAAACAGAAGACAAGCAACGTTTGATTGCGTCTAAACTTTCTGCAGGAAGTCAATTAGCTTATCTATTGAAGAATCAGTTATTTAGTGAGTTTGAGAAACTATCTACCTCACATAATGTACCAGAAGTAATGAGTAGTTCACATGACAATAAACTATATGAAGATGATTTATTCGATCTTTATATGGAGATGACAGAAGGTGCAGGAACTAAACGTGGTTTAACATCAGCTATGCAGGAGTTTGATAAGATTCCTACTAGTCGTAAAGGCACCAAAGCTTATTACTATGTTATACCAAATCTTAAGCTAACTAAAATATTGGCAGTGACGCCAATCAAAGGAGATTTCAATGGAGAGTGAAGATTGGGCAATTGTGATAGACTTAGAAACATTAGGTCTACGAGCAGATACAGTTATACTTTCTTGCGGTGTTGTTTTAGTTGATCTAAATGGTAATCAATCATTTGAAGAATTAGTTGAATCAGGTGTTCAAGTGTATTTAGATCAAACAGTACAAAAATGTTGGGGTAGAACCACTACTCCATTAACATTACAATGGTGGGAAGACCAAGAAATAAATAATCCAGATGCCTGTTATTGTCTTGACCCAGTTGATAGTTTTGTTAATCATCCAACAGAACTAATGGAAATAATTAAAAACCATTGGTCTTCAATGGACTTAAAAAATCTTAAGTGGTTTGCTCGTAATCCTGTATTTGATTTCAGTATATTGAACGATCTTTGTATCTATTGTGAGATAGATACTGCATGGCGTTATGGTATGGTTCGCTGTGTAAAAACATATATCGAAATGACGGGTCAAATATATAAGATTAAACCAGAAAATTATATACCACATAACTCTTTACATGATGCAGCTAAAGATGCTTTACTGCTTCGTCTGAATAAAGATAAGGCGGTATAATGAAAAAGGAACACAAAGAGTTATTCGTACGATTCCTGGCCGATAAGAATGCTTGGGACTTCTATATAACTGGTGTTGCTGGTACTGGCAAGACAACAAGTCTAAATGAATATGTGCAATATTGCATGAGTTTAGGTTTGCGAGTTGTTGTGTGTGCATATACACATAAAGCTTGTCGTGTACTTAGATTGAAAATCCCAGGTGTAGACGTTATCACGCTTCATGCTTTCTTAAAGAAACGGCCTACCATTAATACTAATGCTCAAATACTTAAACATATTGAAATTAGCCAACAGTCAGATGCCCCAGAAAAACCAGATATTGTATTCATTGATGAGTTTAGTATGTTAGGTGAAGCTGATCTAATGTCTATTAGAGAGCTGCAAGATTCTAACTATGATGGTGATACAGAAATGAAAGCCGTAATGATCGGTGACCCATTTCAATTACCACCAGTTAAAGATCAAGAAGCAGTTATTCCAGTTGATCCATATTGGGTACGGTTAACAACTCAGCATCGCAATAAAAATGAGTTGCAAATTACAATCCAAGAAATCCTGGATATGTTAAATGGTGGTCCTGTTAAATCATTAACACGTACTGATGCTTTTAGAATTACAGATCAATTAGCTTTAGATTATTTTGATGATCCTATTGATAATAAAATTTATCTTGCTTATACAAATAGAAAAGTACAAGAGATAAATTTCAATATTGCTGGTAAAGAATTTCCTGAACCAGGAAATAAGTTATTTTGTTTTCAGAATCATCAAATGTACAAATTTGTACGTGAAGTTGAAAAACAACATGTAGGTTTTATTGATCGCTTCTGGGATGCTCCATTGACATTTGGATCAAAGTACAATACGCTCGAGTTTATCTTAGCTCAAGATATGTGTAAATTCTTTCAGGTTGAAGATGAAGAAGGTAATATGTTTGTTTATGCTACTATCTTTGGTACATACAATCATAAGCTAATGAAAGAGAATCTTGGTATTGAAGCTGCTCAATCTAATAAAGTCATTGAAGCTAAACATAAAACTAAAGCTGCTGAATGGGCCAAGAATAATGCTCATGATGCAATGGCACGACGTCGATCTTTAGCTTGGCGGAAATTCTTGACATTCAAAGATTTTGCTGGTATGGACTTTGATCATGCTATGACTGTTCATAAATCACAAGGTTCAACTGTACAACGAGTGTACTTAGATGCAGAAGATTTGTATCTTTGTGCTAAAACTAA